CTCCTATCTTATAGTTTGGAAGACCTGACGCTGCAACGTAGACATAATCAGCATTAAAGAAGGAATTCTGAATATTAGTCGTAAATTCAGTAACAACATTATTGATTGGAGTCTCAGTTGACTTACCTCTGTTAAGATCGACTGAAAGTAGAATATTACCAACTGGGACGATATCAGTCGCTGTTGCAACTCTATATGAGAAATTATATTCGTCAATACGAGAAGATACTTGGAATGTGCCGTTAAAGATAACTGGGTTTGCACCATACACTGTAACGGTGTCTTCTACCAATAATCCATGAGGCTCAGTGGTTGTTACTGTTGCAACTTGAGAAAGAGCACCTGGATCAATAGCAGCGACGCTAATAAGTTTCTTAACGTTGTAAAACCATGATTCTAGTCTTTCTTCACCAACAGAGTCAGATCCAAGTGATGCAACCTTTAATTTGTCGCCAGGTAAGTAATATGATCCTGTATCGTCGAGTATTGTGCTTCCTGCTTCGGCAATACCCAAAACACGCATCTTAACTTCAGTAGTAGTGCCTCTATTGGCATATATGAAGATATTGGAAGTAATAATAGTACCAGGATCCCAATCTTCAACAATATTGTTTTTTGATCGAGTACATTCTATAAACTGGTTAAGTGACTTCTCTTTATACTGGACTTCTTCATTATCTCCAATAAAGAAGGTGCCGTTTCTTTCTGGCCACCCAATAGTCGAGTCAATAGTTACAATTTGTCCTGTAGTCGTTAATGGCTCAACAAGACGAGTCCTATAAGGAATCTTGAAGGTACCAGTAAGAGTTTCTTCAGATATTACTAATTCATAGATTGTATCTTCACCTTTAATGATTGAAATTGCATTTTCAACCAATGCTGAAGCATATCTGATATTTTGGTCAACTTCATCAGCATACTGAATAACTTCAGAGTCAATTAAGTTAACAGGGTCACCAGATACTACTTGTGTCCTTAAAATCGTGTCTACAGTCCATGTAGCAGCGGATGGAGAGATAATTTGCTCTTTAGGATATGATACCTCAATCTCTTCACCAAAAAGAATCTTGAAAAGATATTTTGCACCTAATGCAGTACCTTTAGCAAGATAGAAGTCCCTGATATTCTTAATTACGTTGACAGGGTTAACTTTGCTTGGATCTAGTTGAATAGTGGGTAGATATTGCTTTCTAAACTTCTCAAATAGCTGATAGATGAATAATGAGTCAAGATTTCTTACTATAGACCCTATCGGGTGAGTGCTAGTAGTAATCTGACTTTCTTTTGCAAAAATTTGGTTTCCATACTCATCATAATCAATAACGTTAGAAACACCACGCACAATACCGTTAAATGCACTAGGGACGTAGTTTATACCACGCTCTTCAATTACAAATCCAGTAACTTCGTCATATCCAACGTTTACAGATGCTTTTGCTGCTTGGGGCTCAGCAATGTAAATCTTAGGAGGATTTGCTTCGCTATATCCAGTACCAAAGTTGGTAATGTTGATATCAGTCAACTCACCGTTGAAAATAGTCGCAGCAGCAGTTGCACCTGTGCCTCCGATAGCAGTGCCGTATGCATCTTTACGATCGTCAACAATATAAACAGATGGAGCGTCAGTATAACCTCTACCACCAGTCAATAACTCAATATCTGTAACAGCACCACTAGATACGGTTACATCTAAGACTTGAGCACCAACAGGATCCACTACACGGCATCTAGGAGCAGTTGTATACCCTCTTCCTCTATTAATAATTGTAACTGCATTCAAACCACCCTCTGCTGTTAGAGAGCACTCTGCAATAGCGTTAATACCACCATCAGGAGCAGCATCAATATAGATTGTGGGAGGATTAGCATAATTAAGACCTGCTGCAGTAACTGTGATAGTATCTACATTCAATCTACCTTCAGAGTCAATAGTTGCATCAGAAATAGATGCTCCGCCAGGATTGTTAAAGGTAATAACTGGCACAAAGTCATATCCTGATCCAGAATCAGTAATGGTAACACTATCAACCATTCCAGTAGTATCATTGACTGTTAATGATACTCTTGCAAGTCTACCGTTAGCATTACTAGGTGCAGTGACTAAAGGAATAGGAGGATTATAAGATGTATAACCTTGACCACCAGAAATTAACTGAATATCTTTAATACCACCAACTAAACTGTGTGCTGTTGCATATTCTCCAACAGTTGCAGTTTGAATGTTTACTCTAGGAGCAAAATCTAATCTATATCCGCTACCACCTGTCTTAACTAAGATTGTATCGATTTTATTGTCTACAACATTACATACTGCATCTGCACCACTACCAAAAGACGCAGGTACAAATTCAATCGCTCTAACATGAAGAGTATCAGCACTACCTAGAGCAAACTTAGTAACAAGAGTATCTTGATAGACATTAAACTGCTCAAAAGGTCTCTGTAGTTGTCCTGTGCGGTTGACAATTAGAGAAACATCAGAAATTGGAGTATATGGTTGACCATTTACTCTTAGAGGGTAATATTTTGTGCCTTGCCATTCTGTATATGAAACAGCATCCATTGTGACAATGGTTTTATCTGCAAAGCCTATGAGATAGGTAATCTTAGTAAAACCTTGGTCATCGCCACCAGTAGGTGCTCTAGGGGGCACTGTGAAGATTATATTAGTGCCATTAACAGTGTAGTCAACTGTGGGTCTAAGAGTTACATTATAGACAGTAACAACTAGGTGATCTACAGATGCAGGACTAACTGGGTTGCCCTGATACTTTAGTGGGAATGTAGTTAGGACGCCATCAAACTCGTAATATGGATTTTCTAGTGCTTGCTCTTTCTTTTTAAATTCATGTGGTGCAATACCAGGTGTCATGATAGCATCAGGACCTCTGGTTACCGATTCGTAATACAGGATCTCATTATCAACCTGTATACTACCGTTTCTTTCTTGATATCCGTCAATATCTTCTACAACAATCTCTGTGTCATCCAAACCAATCGCTTGAAGCACTGTAGTCTGAGATGTTAAGACATTTGACTGGTAAGTGTCTAAGTCAAGATAATCAAGTACATTATTAAGAATATCGTAAGGTCTACCGACCTTCTCTTGGGATTTGTAGTATTCTTGAAGTAATTGTACAAACGCTCTATCCTCTGACTTAATAAAGTCAGGGAGTTGTTGCTCAACTCTGTCAGAAACATTAACTCTAGACATATCTTATTAGAAGCAGTCCGTGATATCGGGATAAGTGAAAGTATCCGTGGGGTAGTCAAGTATATTTAGCTCTCCACCACCAAAGTTAAATCCACTGAAATTATTAGGATCGAAGATAGGGACTGATAAGTCGTTGATCGTATAATCGATTGGATTGACGTCTGGGTTGAAGATGATTGGGTCTGTGCCTGCAGGAGGCTCAAGTGATCCACCACTAGGGTAAACTACTACGGGAATTCTTAATGTGTTGTCGGGTGTCAGTGCAACGTTTATAGGTCCTACACACACTTCACCAGTGTTGTAATTGACTGTGCCGACATTATTGTTTAGGATGACTTCTGCCTCATCTCTAATAGTAACAAGCATCATGTTACCTTTACCATCGTCTCTTAAATTTACAGGGACAAGAGTTTGTGTGGTTGTAGAAGATAATGTTGCTGTATCTACTTGCACAACACCACTAGTTAAGTTGGCATTATTGAGAAGACTCTCAGTATATCCAGTTGCATAGAATGTGCCTGACTTAACTACAGAGAAGGTTGGTTTACATGTGCCATCAGACCCATCTGTGCCGTCCCCTGAGGTGCCATTACCGTCTGGAGTGCCCGAATAGTCGCCAGGTCTGAATAAAGGATTATTGAAGTCTAAACACTGGTTAAATACTTGACCAAACTGGAATGCATCAATATTTTGACCAAGGGTTATTTGAGATGTGCTACCTGAGATAGCGGGATCTGAATTATCGATTACTCCAGAATACTTAGATCCTTCAAATCTATTGTTGAATCTATTTGCAGAATTTTGTGAGTTATAGTCATCGATATTCTTTAACACTTTTGTCCTTAGGTCATTAGAACTAAGATTAGTGTCATTACCGTTATAGTAAACGTAAGACTTAGGAATAACATAGAGAGTTGTTGGGTCAATGATAATCGGGTCGATAGCACCGATTGAATAATCCTTCAACTGGTTTTTAATTCTTACTTTTGTTGTTTCGTTAAGCTTAGCTCCAGTCTTAGGTCTAACTGCAACGTAAACCTTACCATAAACAGGAGGATTTAACTTCTCACCACCATATGCAACCACTGATCGTGATTGTGGATATAGTTGTCTCACCAGATTCTCAAAATCTCTTTCTGTAACTGCTCTGTTTTGTGTTGTATACAATCTAGGAGCATTATACTTGATAGAAACAGGTGTTTCTCTATCTTCACCGTCTGCTGCCTGATTTTCAGTAACAACAGTGATTGAGCTGTTACCAACTATGCGTCCTTCACTGTCAGATGCGGTACCGATGAATGAAAAGTCTCTTGCACCGTTTGCTTCCTTACCAACAGTCCTTACATAGTCAATTTTTACAAATTCACCATCAACTAGTTGTCTTCCCAACACTCCATCACCAAAGATTACCTTATAACGCAAATCGTCAACTTCCTCGAGGAAGTAAATACGAGAATTTGAGTCTAAGTCAACAGAGGTTGTTGATCTGTTGTAAATATCAATTTCAGAAGATTGCACAGAAGGAGAAATGTAAACAATCATTCTTTCAGTATCTACATCTTCACTAGGAATGATATATTCTTGTCTTTTTGTATTATTAACAATAAACGAGTAAGTAAGTAGGTTGCCCTGATAAGTTGCAAGACATCTAAAGGTAGCAATACCAGTAGATTGGTCAACAGGTGCTTGTATCTGACTTAAGATTGTAAAGATATAATCATCAAAGTTATTTTCAGCACTAAATGAGTCACCCTTGTTAATTGTAACCTGCTCAGGGTAAGTTAAACCATTTGCACCGATTAAAGTCTGCACAGTTACTGTCACATATGCTTTTGGAGACTTAACACTACGAGGAGTGTAGTTAAGTTGCTTAGCAACCTTAACAATATTGTCTCTGACAGTAGATGTTTCTAGAAATGCCTCATTGAGAGACATGTTAGCATTGAATGCTGTATAGTATGTGTTATATGCAAGAGTGTCTAGCAAATAAGACGCAGCAGATCCTTCAAAGTCATAATCAGTAAACTCTGATCGTGTCCTAAGGTATGATCTTATGGATTCCTTGATTTCAAAGAAATCTAAGGAGGTTAATTCTGATGGTACTGCAGGCATTACGTCCTCTCTAGTATGAAATCGATTTCTTTAACGATTCGTTCTCCAACAATCGTATACTCTACTCTTACTTCAAGTGAGTTTACATCGAAACCGTCTGTTACGTTAACAGATACGACTCTTATGCGTTTTTCGTATCTATCTAAAGTGCTGTTAATCTCGTCTTTGATCGCCTCACCTGTAAAAACATCATAAGGCTCAAATAAAAGTCCTGTCACTCGAGATCCGACATCATACTGAAAAGGTTTCTCACCTATATCGGTTTTGATCAAATTTAGCACTGCCTGTTTGATTGCATTCTCATTTTTGACAGCACCAAAGTCGCGGCTGTTAGGATTTGCTTTGAAAGACATTGCAAAATCTCTAAAACCACGACTTATGTTTTTATCTGATCTAATTCTGTATGACACTCTACATGAATATGAATTTTGCCATAATATAAGTTATACTTTATTATTTAGCCTTGTCCACGATACTTTTTACGCGGTTTGTTTCTAGAGGTAGCAGAAAGTTTTGTATTCTGACTTTTACCCTGTCTTGTCTTCTTAGGTTTTGTATCTACTCCACCCGATACGAAGGCTGTTGATCTAGTTGCCATAATGATTTAATAAAGTGATTAACCTGCCCAAACATTCATAGAGCCATAAGCTACTACTGATGAGCAAGGATACGAGAAGCCAGGAAATCCGACTCCTAGTGGGTCTAACTGTCTAGCAATCAATCGCTTGAGTGCAAACACAGTTAAGGTTGTAGGATATAGAGTCCTATCGTGTCCTACACCTCCATCCTCTGTCGTTAAGACTGAGCATGGGTAGGGTGTAGGTTTTGGACATAGTGATTTACCACATGGACACATATGGATTACTATGTTAGTGCAGGTTGACGGATGTTTTATAAACTTGTCACCTGCAAGCATGATTGGATAACCATTGACTAATACTGTAGCACGGTTTGGTGCTAGTGGTGTCATTGGTATCAGACTCAGAGGTGGCCACCAACAAGTATACTCTTTAATACGAATAGTCCTTGTCCTTGGGATTGCTCCGCAAGACTCTGTGCTATGCACAGTAGGGGGTAGACACAACCCATGTCCAGAGTCAGGTAGACCATTGATAGCAGCGACTGGTTTTAGAAATCCAAATCCCATTATCCTTGACCCTCTAGTTGTCTACCATCTAGATATGGGTATTTATCTTGGCACTCGTCGAAGAATGGATTGCCTACATTTTTAATACTTCTAGACAAAGCATTGGTGCCCCCTGTCAAATAATTTAGTATCTGCATCCTACCACTATAGTCACCCATCTTAATTCTGTAACGCTCTGTCTCCATACGCTTAGGGTCAATGGCAATGGAGCAGTCTGCAACATGATTTAATGCATTGCAGTTTTGACATAGACCAGATCCAGTACCTGGCCAATTACCTTGTCCTGCACCCGATTGACCACTTAAAGCAGATGGTGGTGTGATTTCATAATAGGTTTGTCCTGCAAGAGGGTTTCCACTGTCATCCCATCCGCAGTAGACATCAAGAGGTCCATTTGTGTTACTGCCCTTACGCACATACCTGTCCCAACAATCGTGAGGAATATTGGTAGGGTCACTTGGACAAGACCCGCTATTGACTGTAAAGTTAGTATAACTTTGAGATCCGTTGATTGTGTTTGTGCCACCTTCTCCATCTGGTACTGTTGATTGCCAATTAACTGTAGCGTCTGTAGGATTGCCATCTAGGTTGTTTCCCAACCATAATCCAAACTGTTGTGCTCTAGTATAACTGCTACGGTTATAATCATATGTATTTTCGTCAAGTCCGATTGGGACGTATTCTATACTATTGTTACTACCACGGTAACAGCGACCTGGCACGTTACCTCTAGTGCAATTCCATGTTTTATACCCGCCAGTTACGTTTCTCTTAGGTGTAATTTTAGGTTTTGGTAAAGAATTTAAGAATTTCATAAAATCTTGACCTTGAGGACCTGTAGTTTTTCCGTCAAATGACAGAGAAACCGTAAATTCTGCTTTTTCGTCATTAGGTGCACAGTATTTCCACGGCAAATACCCAAATGCCTTCCGCGATGCCCTAAATTGGTCTTGTTTTTCGCCGTAAAAGTTTTCTCGAGGCTCTTCTTCTGCTTCCATATACGCACAAGGCATCTGAAACCACTTTTTGATGTTGTGAATCACTGGTTGATCAACAATCATGCACCTATTTCCGTCAAAACTTCCGTAGAGACCACTAAATGACTCGCTATCTGCACCAGATTGCTGCAATCCACCCAAAATATCGGAATATACACCGCTTGCAAACTTCTCAGCAGCGGGAGATGACTGCTCATTGGGTCCTAACATCATTTGTGGAGGCTCTTGGGCACTTAAATTCTCAAAAGTCTCTACAGGAGGCATCGCATCTATCAAAGGAAGACCCATTTCTATCTGTATACAGTCCGCAGGAAGGTTTTGACACAAAACTGTCTTACCTTCTGGGTCAACTTCTGCGTATTCCATGTATGTTATAGGAATATTGCTAGTGTAACCC